TGCTCACAACGCTATCTGGTACATACGTTGCCCCATCGACACCCCGGTTAATATACCAGTGTTGTGCTAACAACGAGACAGCAAAGTCAAAACGAGGATCATCTCCAAAGTTTTCACTCTTAAGAGTCTGGTCAACCGCACTAATCACGAACTGCTGTGCCGTCAACAAGTAGGCTGACAACATAGCATCATCTTCACTGTGACTAATGCGCAATGCTTTCTTTAGATCTTCTGTGGTAACACTCATGTGCTCATCTCCTTATAAAAATAGGGGCGTACCCTAAGGCACACCCCACTAAATTATGCTCTTAGGCCTTTACCGGTGTGATGTCAACAATTCGAGCAGCATCTGGATCAACCACTTCATAGTCGTTGCGGATGACAACAGCCAAGCCTTGAGAATAGCTATCGAAGCGTTCCCACTGGGTGTTAACTTCGTTCTTCTGGGCTAAGAAAATTGCCTGAGAAAAGTCCCCGATGATGATTCGATAGGTGCCTACCTTATCAGTCGGCAATACTTTGTTAGCAACCACGATCACCGGTGCCCCAAACAGTTGCTTGCCTGATGGTGCCGTGATGGACGGTTGTAACAAGTAGCGGCCTTGGCTGTCTTTCAAGGTATCAAGGTAGTTGAAAGCGTCCTGATTGACGATAACAGACAAGGACAGTGCTGGGTCCAACTCAATATTGAAGGTTTTCTTGAGGTCATCGAGACCAGTACCAGTGAGGTGCTTGAAGTTATCACCGGTAGTGGACTTGCCAGTCAGAACGCTGATAATGTTGCTGTTGTCTGTGTTTTGTACCAACTTCTTGAGTTGATTCTTAACCTCGGCAACAATATCAACTTCACTATCTTCTACCAGTTCATTAGACAGATAAATCTTGCCAGCACGGGTAGCAACTTTGTAGTCAACGCCTTTAAACATATTGGCGTCAACATCGGCCACGTCTGCAAGTTCTTTCTTGGTGGCTAAGACGCCATTGTTAGTGAGGGCAATCGGATAGGTGCCGACTGGGGTACCGACCTGCTTCACAGTGACGTATTTAGCCAAGTCATAATCTGATTGCTTTAAGTCCCAAACGTCATTGATAACTTCTTTAGGAACGACTGCACCAGCGGTGGTCGTGGTCAAGCCGTCACGTTGTTCACCCATGCTGCGGATGTAGTCTTCGTAAGCGCGAGATTCGGTATGTTCTTCTTTATCAATAATAGTTTTTTCGGTCATGTGATTGACTCCCTTTCGTTTTTCGGTTGGTGGTAGTTGCTGTTCTGGATCTTCTACATGGTCTTTCAACCATTCAGTGTAGCTGCGTTTGTCCACTTGGACGTTGGTATCGTCATACGCTGGAATAGCCACCAGTGAGACGTCGAACAGACTCTTCACTTGCGTGATGGTACGAATGACTTGGCCGCTGTCGTCTTTAGTGAACGTGTCACCGTCTGGCGCAGCATTGAAAGTAAAACTCATGGCTGACAGATTACCAGCTTGGACGTTGTTATAAGCATCATTGGCTGTGGTCGTATCGGGTAAGGTTGCTTCAAACTGCAAGCCTTTATCATCTACATTCAGGGTCAAGGTACCAGCCTTAGTACTGGCTAAGACTTGACTAAAATCATGGTTTGAAACCATATAGACGTCTGATAGGTCCACATCATCGAAGGCGTGCGGATCAACAACTTCTTTAAAGCCACCAAGATCTTTACTCGGACTATTGAAAACTACTGCATAGCCACTTAACTTCTTTGGACCGTTAGTGGTGTCGTCCTGTTTCTTTGTGTCTGGATCGTCTTGGCCTTGGCTGTCGTCTGCTTTGGCAGTTAGACCAGCGTTAGGATTCAGACGTTTTTCTACGTCATCTTGATTCATTTTCTGGATCACTCCTTTGTCTTGTGTTTTGATAGCTTGTCAGGTTGCTTAGTGGCGTGTAGTTCAGACTGGCCATAATCTCATCTCCGCCGGTAATTGGTGGCAGGTTTAACTTGGCTCGTGCTTCATTAGTGGTTAGAACACCGCCTTGCAGCCCCTTAACTGCTAGTTCTTGCATCGTGGCTGGGTCCGCTGAAAACAGCTTGTCAGTGTTGAAACTGAATCGATTATCGCCAGTCGAAAGCTTAGCATCCATCTCACTTGTGAAGCAGGTAAAATACTGAATCAGAGTGTTCTGCAAGTACATCACGTTAGACTGTACGGCATTAGAGTGCTCGCTTTCGATACCCAGCCGATCCAGTGGTAACCCGAACGCTTTGGCAATCTGTTTCGTTGTCCAATCGCTAGAATTGACTAGATTCAGCACGTCAGTATTAACTTCGAGTTGCTTGTAATCCATATCATTGTCTAGAATGATGGTCTTGAGGGCATTATCACCACTGTTGGCAGCTTCAAATTTATTCCGGATGTTTTCTTTGGCCTTGCTATCTAACTGGGTCTTGTTGACCTTAAGAATGCCTGTCCCTTGGACACCGGAGTTAAAGAAACCTTTCAGCAACGCATGCCCAGACTTTTGTATCCCAACCTCATCATGGAGGCTATAAAGTGGCGATATTCCTTTGTAACCGTCTTGTGTGAAGCACTTGAAGTGTAAGACCTCGCTGGCATTTAAACGCTGTGAGCGGCCGCTGTCAGGCGTGTATTCGTAGCTGATAATGCCGGTCGTATCGTCTTGTTTAACCACCATTTGGCTGTTGGGGACTAACTCGAAGCCAGTAACTTGTCCGCTAGGATTTTTGGTAACCCGTGCAAAGCTGTTACCATTCAGCAGCATGTTAGTAGCTAGGGCAAACTTGAACCCCCACGCGGTCATGTGGTCATTAGGTGCCTTGTTAAAAAGCACGCTGATACGCTTGTCACTGTACTCAATCGGATTAGTTGCAAGATCACCGGCAATCACGCGCACGGCCGTAAATACATCCGAATTACGTAAAGCGCCAATCCCCACATATAGGCCGCTGTCGTTGCTGGTCATGCTGACAAGCGCATCTAAGAACGGGTCGCTGTTGTCATCGCGTGGTTTTGGCGCGCTATTCGTGAAAAAGCTCATTGTTTCACCTCCCTTTGTTAAAGTTGATGATGACTGCGACGGAGATCAGGGCCGTGCCGGCTGCTATCATGCCAACACCAAACCCGAACAGCCACCAGATACCGACAACCATACAGATCAGCCCCAGTAGTAATAGCACGGTCTGCACATTAAAAACTAAAGTCATCGCTCGAATAAAAGTCATTGTCTGCCACCTCGCTTTCCTTGTTTTGATCCATTGCAATTGTGTAGGCATTCATCAGTGCGGCCACGGGGTCAATCTTCGTAGCGTTGTGGGCCTTGTCGATAATTGGATTGTTGTTAGCGTCATATTTCAGAATAGCGTTGTTCACCGCATAGGCCAGTAACTGATTATCAGGGTGCTTTAACTGGCCATTGAAGAGATCATCACGAAAACGAGTTGTCGGAATTGAAAGTGTTCTAACACCTTGTCGCACCTCAAGCAGTGGCAAATCGCGTTTTTCAAATTCTGGAATCAGGTAGCCCATCGCGAAGGGATCATAACAGATGGCACGTACGTTCCACCGGTTCCGTTCGATCAGGTCGAGAATGAAACGTAGCACTTCGTCATAGTCGATCATGCCGCTATCAAGTTTGGTAATGCTACATTCGCCACGACTAGCACCACTGATGTAATCGAACCCGTCACGCTTGATCTTTTCTTCCAGTCCGTACTTCGTCCCCACGAATGAGTGGCTGTCGGCATACAGGTAGCCATCTTCTGGAACTAACCACGAGATGCTGGTTAGGTCGCTAGACTTAGAGAGATCAAGCCCGATATACACGTCCTTGTCTCTGGTGTCTGGTGGCTCGATAGTGGCTTTCTCCCAGTCGTCCAGACTGATGTAACTGTCTGCTCTGGCTGATTGCCACATGTTGAAGTTCTTGACGAGAATTGGCCGCAGGGTTCCTTGCTTGGATGCTAGATCAACATCAGCTTGCAAGCTAGGTCGCATCGTCTTTGCTCTTTCAGCATTAGCCAGTAGCGGATTCGACTTCTCCCAAGTCTCTGGCGCAAAGGCTTCATCCTTGCTATCCTGCTCAAAAATGGCAATAAAATACCGATCTGCTTGTTCGCGACCGGTTAAGACTTTGGAGACAAATTTATATTCTTTATACATAGGACCATTCAGGTCTGGCCCCGTGGTCGAGATGACGGCTAGTAAACTGTTGTCGCTGTTGATCTGGCCAGATTTCAGTGTTCGTAGAATCTCATCAGTACGAGCTAAGGCGAACTCATCAATAATAGCCAAGTCACTTTGATAACCATCTAAGCTATGCAGATCAGACGCAAGCGGAACAGCTCGGCTGTTGCTCGGCAAGTCGATAATTTCATTGCGATTGATCTTCAAACGATCACGCACCGATTTAGACATCTTAGAGACCTGACGCAAACCACTAGACAGCATATCAAAGGCCAAATGTGCTTGGGCGTTACTGTTGGCTGTGTAGACAATTTCGCGGTTCATGGCTGGCTTGTTTTCCATGAGGAGATACAGCGCGCCCAGATCAGCCATCAGGAAGCTCTTACCATTCTTGCGTGCCATGCTGATGTAGGCTCGATCATAACGACGGTTACCAGTTGCCTTATCACGCCAGCCGAACAGCTCGGAAATCAACCACTTCTGAAATAATTCTAGTTTGAGTGGTGACCCATCACGTGCCGGCATCAGTTCGATAAACTCAACGGCTTTGTTGGCAAAGTCCTCATCAAAGTAATACGGCCATGGATTCTTTTTGTGCTTGCTGGCTTTCAAGTCTCTGCGATAACGTCTCGCCGCTTGCTTAATTTTTTTACCGGCAGCAATCTCACCACTTAGTACCTTGTCGGTGTATTCAGTCGCATAGTTCACGATGACACCAGCTCCGCGAACGGATCGTCAGGCTTCTTCTTAGTCTCACTCTTTAAGGCAAGTTTCGCCCGGCTATACACTGACAGTCCCAATACTTCGTCAATGCGCATCATTTGATTTGTGGCATCCAGCTTCATTTTAACTGCTGGGTTAGCTTTTACGCTATCGGTGGTTTCAACCATCATACCTTGTTCTTGAATTAGCTCGGCAGCTTTCTGAATGTCAGAATAGGCTTGGCAATGACTGGCAATCAGGGCAGCATCTAGTTCACTAACTGGAATGTCTTTTTTGAGCAATGGTACAATACGGTGCCACTCGGTCACAGCATAGTCGTCAAGCCATGTAGGGGGCTGTACTTGCAATTCTTTGTAAGTGAACAGTGATTTTTCAGAGGCAACACGATCAGCTAACTGCTTTTTGGATAAATGTGCACTTAGGTTAGTCACTGATTTTAGGGGTGCTCCCATGTGTAACGTCCTTTCTGAATTTGTATTCGTTTATACCTATTATAATTATAACACATTGATTATACCTAGGTTCTGTGATTTTCGGTATTCATCGAAAAGAAAAGAGGCCGACCGTTCTTTCGCTCTAAAATTTTGGGGCGGGGGTCGATCTGTCGGGGGAACTCATTCGGCGTTGTGCTACCTCCCGGGCGGTCTTGGCGTTATGACAAGTCTGGCACAAGCTTTGTAAATTGCTCTCATCAAGCCTGTGTTGCCAACCATAAGCTGTTTTGATTGGCTCAATATGATCAACAAGCACAGCTTGACGAATAATCCCACGTTTCAAACAGCTAGCACAAGTTGGATTGCGCAACCTGAATGACTTTGAAAGCTTTGTCCATGTTGTTGACTTGTAGAAACGTAATTCCTTCTCTTCATATTGCATGCGTTCCTGATTCGT